CTAAAGGAAATGGTATTAGGCAATATGTCCTAGGGAATTTCAAGTTATAAATATATTATGGAAGACTTAAACTTAGATAATCTTCAGTTGATTGATTTCAACGAACCTCTTTTAAGAACCAAACCAAAAAAGTTTGATTTTGAAAAGTATGACGCACAAAAAATTTGTGATGCCTTATTTGAAAAACAAAAAGAATTTGGAGGCATAGGACTTTCTGCTAATCAAGTTGGATTAGATATGAAAGTATTTGTTATGGGAGATGGAGAGGCATTAAAAAGATACATTATTAATCCAGAACTAATAGATTGTTCTAAGGAAACTAATGTAGCAAAGGAAGGATGTTTAAGTTTACCTGGCATATTTTTAAACATCACAAGGCCTGCAGAAGCAACATTTAAATATCAAGATGTTGAAGGCAAAGAATGTATAGAAAAATATGTAGACTTAGCAGCTAGAGTTGCATTGCATGAGTATGACCATATGCTGGGTTACAATTATACAATGAGAGCTTCAAGACTTAAATTGGAAAGAGCTCTAAAAGCATATAATAAAAAGGCAAAAGCAAACAAAAGACTTGTTGAGCAAGTTACTAAACTCCCACCAGAAGTTTTAGAAATGCTGGCACAACAGGAACAACAGGAACACCAGGAGCAATCAAATGGCTGAGGATTTTGATTTTGGATTTACTATTGTTGATGAGGAACCAGCAGGAGCACCTGTTCAACAGGTTACTGATGATAGTAGTTCAAAAGAAATATTAGAAAAATTATATGATTTAGAAAACAGAATTTTGTCTGCAGATAATTCTGGTTTAATTAATGAGCATCGAGCTTTAGTAGAGCAAGATGTAGCTTTAAAATTAAGGGAAGTCGAAGATTTGATTTTACCGCTTTTAATTAATTTAAAAAAGGACCCTGAAAAGGAAATGATACATTGGCCAAATAGAACGGTCATTATTGATAAACAGATTGAAAAAATTAAGGCAGTAACAAGATATTATGAACGACTCAACTAACTTTAAACCTAGACAAGGTTACGTAGAACAGGGCGTAGCAACAATACATCATTTTTATATATCAGGACCAATTGAAACTCCTGACAAATATATAGAATGGTTTCAAATTATGAGACAGGCAGGACAAATGGATGCTATCTATTTGCATTTGAATAGTGGGGGCGGAAATGCTTTTACCACAGTTCAATTTATGAGAGCCTTAAATGAAACTAATGCAAGAGTAATTACATCAGCAGAAGGATTAGTTGCATCGGCAGCTACTATGTTATTTTTATGTGGAGACCAATGTGAAGTGTCTGACCATTCAGCATTTATGTTTCATACCTTTTCTAGTGCATCATTTGGTAAACAACATGAGATGCAGGCACAAGTTTTACTAGAAAAAAATTGGGGAACAAAATTAATTAATCAAGTTTATAAAAACTTTCTAACAGAAGTAGAAATAGAAAAACTTATAGATGGTAAAGATTTCTGGATGGAGTCTGATGAGGTTATTAAAAGACTTAATAAAAGAAAAGAATTAGAAGAGCAGGAAAAAGCAACAAAACCTGCAACAAAACGTAGGACAAGAAAAAAGAAAAATGTATGAGTATAGAGTAAATATTGTTAAGGTAGTTGACGGCGATACCGTTGATGTAGATATCGACTTAGGGTTTGGCGTTTGGCTTAGAAAACAAAGAGTAAGACTTTACGGAATTGATACTCCAGAAAGTAGAACAAGAGATTTAGAAGAAAAGAAATATGGTCTTATGGCTAAAAACTTTTTAAAGGATAGACTTTCAGAAGGGGCAGTTCTAAAAACAAGATTAGATAGTAAAGGAAAGTTTGGAAGAATCCTAGGCGAATTTATTGTAAAGGAAAACGAAGGTCATCCTAAGTTTGAAGTTGACGTTAATGTAAATAAAGAAATGGTTATGAAACATCATGCGGTTGAATACTTTGGACAAAGTAAAGATGCGATAGCCGAGGAACATCTAAAAAATAGGCAATTCTTTTCAGAAAGTGCTTGACAATTATTAAGTTTCTTTGTATCATATACACATGAAACAAAATAAAAACACATTAGCAAAACTATTAGCATCAGAAAATGTAACAGTTGAACACAGAAAAACATCAACTGCTTACTTTGAATTAAACACTAGAACAATAGTTCTTCCAGTTTGGAAGGAAATGTCAAATGACCTATATGATATGTTCTTAGGTCACGAAGTTGGTCACGCTTTATTCACTCCTGAAAAAGGTTGGCATACAAATCAAGATTACGGCAAAAACTTTAAGACATATCTTAATGTTGTTGAAGATGCTCGTATTGAAAGAAAGGTCAAAAACAAATTCCCGGGTATTGTTAAAAACTTTTATAAAGGGTATCAGGAATTATTTGATAAAGACTTCTTTGGTGTTAAAGACAGAGATGTTAATGCACTCCCACTAATCGATAGAATTAATCTACATTACAAAGTAGGTTCAATGCTAGCTATTCAATTCACAGATGAGGAAAAAGAATTCCTAAATAGGATTGATGTTGTAGAAACTTGGGACGAAGTTGTTAATGTATGTAAAGATTTATTTGATAGAGCTTCAAATGATGAGGGCGAACAGGAAGCATTAGAAAAAATAATTCAACAAACAATGAAACAACCTGAAGAACAGGACAAAGAAGAGGAAGAAGAAAATCCAGACTTCGATGATTACTTTACTAGCATACCTGAAGATGAAGATGAAGAAGACGAGGAAGAGGATAACGGTAGTGGGCAATCACAAGATTCAGATGAGGAACAAGAAGAGCAGGAAGAACAAGACGAATCATATCCTACATCCGGTGGTGGTATGCAAGGCGGAGAAGAAGAGCCTGTTTCAATTACCGACCAAAACTTTAGAAATAATGAAGATAAAATTATTGATAAAGACGCACTTCCTCCGAAGTATGTAACAATGCCAACAAAATTAGATTTAGATTATTTTGTAACTTCAATTAACGAGCTTTTAGATACAAAATGGAGCTCTAATATGTTCGTAAGAATAGATGAGTCGTTGGCAGAACATATTGTTCCTATAGAAAAAGCAAAACAAATTTTATTCAAAAGATTCGAAAACAAAAACAAGGCATATATTTCAGCACTTGTTCAACAATTTGAACTTAGAAGACAGGCATCACAATTAAAGAAAGCTAGAACTTCTAAAACAGGCGAGTTAGATGTTGATAAACTTTGGGCTACAAGATTAACTGAAGATGTATTTCTTTCAAACACAATTATTCCTAAAGGCAAAAATCATGGTATGGTTTTTATAATTGACTTTTCAGGTTCTATGCAAAATGATATAGCAGCGACCTTAGAACAAGTTTTAATACAAGCACAATTTTGTAAGAAAGTAGGCATACCATTTGATGTTTATTCATTTACTACAGGCCAAAGCAGAAGATACCGAGATGAAAATGAGGAATTTTCATATGAAAAACATTTAAGACTCTTGGAAGAGGCACAGGGCGGTAGAAAATTAAATCAATTAATGATTAGAGAAGATGATATAAAAATTAATCATTTACTTAGCTCAAACTTAAATCAAGGAAAATATAATGAGATGTTCAAAACATTATTAATGGTAGGAGCATCATATAGCAACCATGATAGTTATTATGAGCATAGATATAATCCTAGAGTTACAGAGTTATGTTGTAATGGTTATGACTTACCTACACAATTTAGACTAGGCGGAACACCCCTAGTTGAGACTATGGTCATTGCTACTGAACTTGTTAGAAAGTTTAGGCAACAACACAAGGTCGAAGTAATGAACACAATACTGCTAACCGACGGAGGTCCTACAAGCGAATTAAGAGTAGAATGTGGTAAAGATAAATATTTTGATAGCAGAAATTATAATGGATTTGCGATACAGAAAAAAGGCAAAACTATTATTCACAAGGGTGAGAAATATTATACTAGAGATAAAGCTATTCAATATGAGTTAGTTAAGAAATGGTTTAAACAAGAAACTGATTCTAGACTTATCAACTTTCACATAGGCAGGTTTGGTAAGTATGATGTTGAAAGAGAGTTTACTGAAAAGTATGGCTGGAGCAAAGGCGAAAAAGAATTTCAGGTAGCTTGGAAAAAGGACTGGTTAAGAAATGGTTTTGTTGAACTAACAGACTTTGAACAATATGATAGTAAGTTCATAATTAAAAATGGTAAGAACATTCAAGTTAGTGAAGATGAATTAGAAGTTAAGTCCAACAAGAAAGGTGATTTGTTAAGAGGATTTAAAAAGTTCCAAGGCAACAAAAACAAAACAAGAGTTTTTGTAAATAGATTTATAGAAAAAGTTGCATAAAATGCTTGACATTTTTTGCATTTGACTGTATCATATGTGGTATAGTTAATAAAAAAGAGAGGTAAATATATTATGAACTATGATAAAGAAACATTTTTAAACGCATTAGCAGAAACATTTCCAAATGTTGCTAGCGTTCAAAGAGCAGATGTCATTAAGGTGATTGAGGAAAACGGATTGAGATATCCACACTGGTTTTTTAAAGAAAACAAAGTAGGCTATAATCAATATTCTATTAACCCAGCACTCCATGTTGTTAGTAAAGTTGAGCAACCAGTTCAACAACCAATTGCAACTATTGAGTCAGACCCAAAGGTCGTAACACAGGCAAAACTAGAAGTGGAAGTAGATAATTTAATTCCAACAAAAGACGAGACGTTCGTCCCATTTGGATTCTTTAAAGACCTAAATAAAATTATCCAATCCGGAATGTTTTATCCTACATTTATTTCTGGATTGTCAGGTAATGGTAAAACAACAATGGTCGAGCAGGCGTGTGCGAAGTTAGGCAAAGAAGCACTTAGGGTAAACATCAGCATTGAAACAGATGAAGATGATTTGATTGGTGGCAATACACTTGTTGATGGCAACGTTGTTTATAGAGAAGGCCCTGTATTAACAGCAATGAAAAGAGGCGCAATCTTAATATTAGATGAGATTGATAGAGGCTCTAACAAGTTGATGTGCTTACAGGCTATACTAGAAGGCAAGCCTTACTTTAATAAAAAGACAGGCGAAGTTGTGCATCCAGCACATGGCTTCAACGTAATAGCAACCGCGAATACAAAAGGACGTGGTTCAGAAGATGGCAAGTTTATGTCAGCACAAATGTTAGACGAAGCATTTCTAGAAAGGTTTGCAATAACGGTCGAACAGGAATACCCTACTCCGGCAAATGAGAAGAAAATCATACTAAATAAAATGGCAAAGGCAAATGTTGAAGATGTTGAGTTTGCAGAAAACTTAGTAACATGGGCTGAAGTAATTCGTAAGACATTTTATGAAGGTGCAATTGACGAGTTAATCTCAACACGTAGACTAGAGCATATTGTAAATGCTTATGCCATGTTTAATGACAGAGTAAAGGCTATTGAACTTTGTGTAAACAGATTTGATGAGGACACAAAGTCAGCATTTATTGAACTCTACAATAAAGTAGATGCAAAAGTAGATTTAACTGAGGAAAGTGATGTTCAAGAAGAACAATATTAATTATAAATATAATGAGGGTGAAACCCTCAAAGAAATAAAGGAGTATGTGGACAACACATACTCCCAGCATTATAGTCAAAATAAATTTCAGGCAACTGAATTTATTATTGATAGTGGACATGGTGATGGATTCTTAATTGGAAACATTATGAAGTATGCCCAACGTTATGGAAAAAAGGATGGGTTTAATAGAGCTGATTTATTAAAAGTAATACATTATGGAATGATTTCTCTATATCACCATGATTATAAATATAGAAACAAAAACTAATTTTAGGAGACTTAAATGTCAGTAGTTAAAAGATATATTATTAACAGAACAGAGTTAGGCACAGCTTTTCCTAGTTATAGTAATTCTGATTTTTCAACTTTTAGAAGCACATGGTTAGCAGACAATTTGGTTCAAGCTACCGAGGAGTTTTCTGAAGATGGATTAACTCAAACAGTTACTTTAATTTTTGAAGACCAAGCACAATTAGATGCTTTCAATACCGCTTGTGCAGACAAGGCAACAGAATTAGGTATTACACCAGGTCAAGATGTTAAATCTTTAATCGAAGCTGATTCTGCTCTTTCAGCAACAAAAGAAATCATAACATAATAAATTTCTTTAATTTGGGGAGTTAAACTCCCCATTATATCATGTATCATTACGTTCAAAATTTAGTAGCACTAATCCTATCTCAAGGACCCCAACCATATTTCTTTATATCAGGAGGTGCCCTTAAGGATTCCTATCTAGGTGTTAAACCATTAGACTTTGATATGTTTTCACCTGAACCTGAAAAACTTTTACCCACATTACAAGAAGTCTTTGGAAACGAAAAAGATGTTTCCGATTCGGTTGTTATCGACGAAACAGATTCGTGGTCGAATACTAACTTTTGGTTTTTCACATGGGGCGATGCAGTAATTTCATTATCAAAGAAACCATGTTCACATCCACATGATTGGTGGGCAATTACAGATTATGTAGATTGTATGTCAGCATATGATAGTAATAAAGAACTTCATAAGCACGAACTGTTTGAACACGTAGTGGACAATAAAATAATAAAGTTTACAGGTATTACTACTCATATGGATATTGCAATCATTAGATGTATGCTTAGGTTAAGTCAGGGGTGGACATTAACTTCTGAGGAAGCACAAAAGTTTTTCACAGACGACCAAGCCATATGGCAAACAACAAAACTTGAACACAAAAATTTAAACAAACGAAGAGAGAAATATCTTGAAATTATTAACAGCCGTTCTTAGTTCTGAGGATTTAGAAAAAACTAAACGTTGCCTAACAACTGTAGGTGATGATGCAGTTTTAATTATTAATACTCTTAACAAAGACTATGTTCAAGAAGTATTAAATGCTAAGTTGGACATTTCCCAATTTGCAATTACTCTTTCAAACGGAACTCCCGGCTTAGGTAAACAATCAGTTCTCGATTACTTTTTGAAAACAAGTTACACCCATCTTACTTTTATAGATTCGGACGACTACTATATGCCGGGTGGCATAGAAAGAATTAAAGAACATTTAGAAGACTTTGATTATGTAGGTTGTTTAACAGATGTTTACACCCCACAACGTAAACTATTATCCATGCTGGAGTGGCAGTTTCCTAAAACACTAAGAAAGGAATTTGCTACGGATAAAGATAAGTTTAAAACATTTTACAAAACAATGAGAGATATAGCTCAAGCGTATTCCCATGAAACCATAGTCCAAAGGATTGTAGGACTTTCTAAGAAGGGCGCTAGAGCATTTAAATTTTCCGACAAGTTAATGGGACTAGATGATGTTCAGGCACAAGTAAACCTAGCCTTAGAGTGTTCTAAGGGTAATATAAAAGGCAAGATAGTATACGATAAAGACATTTACTTATATGACAGAAGCGACGGTGCTGGCACATTATCAGATTTTGTGGATAATACATTTACTCCAGAACAAGAAAAAATATTTTGGGAAGGAATCCATGAAGGTGAATATGATGCGGAAGCGTTTGAATATGAATCGGTCATCTCAAATTTGACTGAGGAAGAAAGGATGCGTATAATATTAGACTATGACATACAACAGAATTAATTCAAATTCAGACATAGAGTTAGTTAAACAATTTTGTCTAATACAACAGACAGCTAACAACTTAACAAACGATAATATAGATGTTGAAGATTGGGAAAACAAATCTCATACTTTGCTCTATACAATTTTTATAGAAAAAAGATTTGATGGAAACGGATTGTATATTGTATCTGAAGATTTACATTCAGGTGTAGGATATTATCCAGCAGACTTTGATGAGAACGTTTGCATTGTTAGTAGATTTTATAACAAGCAAACAACAAAAGCTCTTTCAAAAGATAGCGGACATAATCTTTTTTATTATTTGTTGGACAAAGCAGAAGAAGATGGCTTCCATGGATTTATAGAAACATTTAATGAATATAATTTATTTCTAATGGAACGAAACGAACGTTTCAATAGAGCTGATAGACATTCAAACTATGCCTTTATAGCAGAAAATAAAAATGACGGTGTATGGCATAAAAAACATTTTAGAGAGCCGGGTATTAGGATAACTCCTTTTACAAGATTTGGCCCTTGCATTATTAAACACACTAAACAATGGTGTCTATATCATTTGTGGAATGAAACATATGAGCAGACGCTGGTTGAAAAAATTGGTCATCTAAGTGGTTGACTTAGGCATACCAATCCTTTATAATACTATAAAATTATTTGGAGATAATATATTATGAAAATATCTAAAGAAACTCTTGATGTCCTCAAGAACTTCGCAACTATTAATACTAACATTTTAATTAGAGAAGGCAACATGCTTTCTACTATTAGCACAGGTAAAAATATTTTTGCAAGGGCTCAGGTATCAGAAACTTTTGACAAAGAGTTTGCTGTTTATGATTTAAACAGTTTACTCGCACTTTTAACTTTGATGGAAGATACAGATGTAGAACTAGGCGACGAGTCGATTACTATGTCTAAAGGTTCATCGCAGTTTGAATACTTTTATGCTGACCCGAGTATAATTGTATCTGCACCTGACAAAACAATTGAAGTAGATTCATTCTTCGACTTTGTTTTATCTAAGGAAGAAGTAGATATGATAATGAAGGCAGCTGCCGTAGTTAGCGCACCTATGCTAAGTGTTGTTGGCAAAGATGGAAAAGCGGTTCTTACAGTCGGTGACCCTAGCACTCCTAGAAGTAATGCTTTTAGACAAGTGATAGGCGATACTGATAAAACTTTTGATGCAAGACTAGCAGTGGAAAACTTTAAAGTTGTTCCTGGTAACTATAATGTTACAATTTCAGAAAAGAAATTTATGCACTTGTCTAGCACAACTAAAGATACTAACTATTGGTTAGCATTAGAGCCCAATTCAGTTATTGGTGGTTAATATGGCAGAAGGAACTAAAATTCAATTTATCCCTCAGGTTGTTTTTAAGTTGAGGGAGCTAGGTGAGTGGAAGGAAACACTTACACAAAACCTTTTTCAAAATAAAAAAGTTTTGGTTTTCGCACTACCAGGTGCATTTACACCCACTTGTTCTAATCAGCAGTTACCAGGCTATGAGTCTTTGGCAGAGGAATTTTATAAGTTAGGCGTAGATGAAATTTATTGTTTATCTGTTAATGATGCCTTTGTAATGAATGCTTGGGCGGAAGACCAAAAGTTAAAGAACGTAAAAGTGTTACCTGATGGCTCAGCAATATGGACAACTTACATGGGTATGGATGTCAAAAAAGATAACCTCGGTTTCGGTGTAAGGTCATGGAGATATGCTATGTTAGTGAACGACATGAACATACATGAGATGTTTGTTGAGGAAGGACTAAAGGATAATGCAAGTGAAGACCCCTACAATGTATCAAGTCCTGACCATGTGCTAAAGTGGTTAAAGGAAAATGGCTGGGGTAGAAACATAGAAATAAGTCTGCAGGATGGTGCAGGTGTTGAGGAAAAACTTGGGCCCAAAAAGTAGAAGTGATTTTTATAGAAAAAGAGCCCAAAAAATTTCCTCAGAAAAATACGCGCGCGTAAGGAAATCAAAATAATGGACAATCAAGAATTTTTATGGGTCGAAAGATATAGGCCCAAGACTTTAGATGAATGTATTTTGCCAGATGAAAAACTTAAAGTTTTTAGAGACTTTGTTAAGGCAGGAGAAATTCCAAATATGTTATTATGTGGCACAGCTGGCACAGGCAAGACAACCATAGCACGCGCTCTTTGTAATGAATTAGGCTGTGATAGTATTATAATTAATGGTTCCGAAGAGTCCGGTATCGATGTGCTAAGGACTAAGATTAAAAACTTTGCATCTACTGTAAGTTTTGAAGGTAAACCTAAAGTTGTAATATTAGATGAGGCAGATTACTTAAATCCTAATTCTACACAACCTGCACTTAGGGCATTTATTGAGGAATTTAGTAAAAACTGTAGGTTTATATTTACTTGTAATTTTAAAAATAGAATTATACAACCTCTGCACAGTAGAACAACTGTAATTGACTTTAAATTAGTTAATGGGCAAAAAGCTAAGATGGCATCTAAGTTCTTAAAAAGAATGTGTCATATTTTAGATGATAACAAAGTTACATATTCTGAGAAAGTCCTAGCAGAACTTCTAATGAAACACTTTCCTGATTATAGGAGAGTAATTAATGAATTACAAAGATATGGCTCCTCAGGTGTTATTGATGAGGGTATATTAAGTAACCTATCTGAAATAAATACAAAGGCTTTAGTAGATTCAATTAAGGATAAAGACTTTAAGAAAATGCGACAATGGGTTGCGAATAATGTAGAGTCAGACCCTCAACAAATTTATAGAAAAGTATATGATACTTTAATGGAAAAAGTAAAACAGGTTCCGCAGTTAGTTTTAATTATTGCGGACTATCAATATAAGAGTAGTTTTGTTGCCGACCAAGAAATAAACTTAACTGCTTGTTTAACGGAGATTATGGCAAATGTTGAATTTAAGTAAAATTTTAATTTTTATAATGTTGGTGCCTAATATGGCATTAGCAAATAGTGTAGGTATAGGCGGAACTTTCCTTAAAGGCGGAAGTTCTAATTTTAACTTAACATTGGACTTCAAAGAAGAAGTAGGCAGATGGCAGACAGAAGTAGAAGGAAATTATTTTTATTCAGAAAAAAATAATGTTGAAATGAGAAACGAAGGTCTTCTCAATGTAAAACGTATTCTTACACTTACAGATAAACATTATGTAATTGGTAATGTTGGTTATAACTTTGATGAATACAGAACATTGGATACAAGAACAACATATGGTGCAGGATATGGTTACAAAATTTTGAGAACAGAAAAATTTAAAGCATCAAATGAAATTACATTTCTAAACTTGAATACAGATTTAGGCGATGAACTTATTTGGAGAAACAGCTTATGGTTTTTCTATAAACTTGCTGACCAGTTAAGTTTTACAAATAAGTATTTGATAGAAACAGGCGATACTGATTATGTTAGGAATGAAACATACTTTAACTTTCAACTAACAAAACAATTAAAGTTATCCTTAGGTAATGTTTATACTGAAGACCCTATTAGTGATAACGTAACGACTATTAGCTTTAACTTTGCACTATGACAGGTATTCTAGATGGCTTTGGTGACGCTGTTATTGGCGTAGACCCGTCAGAATTTGTAGAAAAGAAAAAAGCAATAAGTCCTTTTGACTTTGCCAATAGCATTAACTTTACTAAAGAAAATTTAATTGTTGATGAGTGGTCAGAAAAACAATACAACCCTTACATAGTAAACAAAGCACTAAGTTATGGGCCTGATACAGTAATTGCAGGTAACGAAGTAAATTCACGTCCGCATTTAGATAAAAAGATGCAATATGACTTTTTACTCGGTATAGTATCTAAAAGAAAAAGATATAACAAATGGCTAAAGCCCGAAAGAGAAGAAAAGTTAGCAATCTTAAAAGAATATTATGGCTATAACAATACTAAAGCAGCCGAGGCTCTCAGACTGCTTACAGATGAAGAATTTGCAGGTATAGAAAAAAGACTTAACAAAGGCGGAAAGTGAATCCACTAGTAGAGTTTGATGTTATTCTCATTATTGACCCTTGGGGAAAGGATTGGTATTTAAAAGAAAAATTTTCAGAAAAACCACCATGGCTTTATCGAAGAATAGCTAGTCAGATTGAATCCGTTGTTCAAAAATCTCCAAACATATTAGTTAGTTGTGATTTACATTTAGTAGATGACTTACTTAAAGGCATAGTCCCACCTATTAAAGCTGTAACAACTCTCGAGGGATTAGAAGAACACATTAAACTTATTCCTAAAAAAATTGAGGGCAATACAAACATATTAGTTATTGGGGCAGCGTGGCAAATGTGCTTACATTATGCAGACTTAGGGATAGTAAATTTAATGGATGCTGGGTATACGGTATGGACACAAGAAACAATGGTTGATACTTCAATTGATTCAATTGAATATGTGTCTGAAAAACTGATAATGGAAAACCGAGGAGTCATTTGGAAAAAGTGGAATAATGGTTTTTATGAAGCAATAGGAATAGACGAGGAGGATTTCCAGATAAAGAAAGTAAGAAACTTATAAATATTCTTATACAAGAATATACCTATGAGTGAAGATTTTTTTAAAATTGATTACCCTGGTTATAGTCCATTAGAAATCAAATTACATAATGCAGATGATTTCCTAAAGATAAGAGAAACTTTATCTAGGATTGGAGTTGCTTCTAAGAAGGATAAAGTTCTGTATCAGTCTTGTCATATACTACACAAACAGGGCAGATACTTCATTGTCCACTTCAAAGAACTTTTTGCATTAGACGGCAAACCAGCCGACTTTGAAGATTTGGATATCCAGAGACGTAATATGATTGCTGAATTATTACAGCAATGGAAACTTCTATCTATTCTAGAACCTGAAAAATTTGAGGATAGATGTCCACTAACTCAGGTCAAAATCCTACCATATAAAGAGAAAGGGGAATGGGAATTAGTAACAAAATACAACATTGGAAAGAAAGACTAAGGCAAACTGAAGCTCTTCAAATTAATATCCTACATTACGTCTGTCTGGCGTGCATTATTCCACTAGCATTTTTAGGCACATGGCAAAATTGGCTAGCAGTTCTTTTTGTTTACGTTTTATTACAACTAGGTTCCACAGTTGGATATCATAGACTTATAACACACCGAGGGTTTGAAACCCACAAAACAATAGAATATATACTTTTATTCTTAGGTGGATTTGCACTAAACTCCTCAGCAATTGCTTGGAAAAGCGCTCATCTCAATCATCACAGATACGCCGACAAACCAGAGGACACCCATTCACCTGAATATGCTGGCATATGGAATTGTTTATTTAATACTGCTGTTCTCATGGCAGGAAATAGTAAACGTCAGTTTATGAAAAGAGTATTGATGTATTGTAAACCCGAATTACAAAGTCCAGTTTACAAGTTTCAAGCAGATAATTATTTGTTAATTATCTATGGCTTTATTACACTATTAGCATTAATAAATCCTATATGGGCTTTAATATATTTGGTAGCAGCCGGACTTTCAAAATTTGCGATGGCACTTATTGCCTCATATTCACATAGAGGCGGTAACACCCACGAAGACGGCTGGCTAAACGTAGTAGCATTTGGTGAGGGACTGCATACAAGACATCACAAAAATCCTAGAGAAGTTATTTGGAGTAACTTTGATTTAGGAACTTGGTTAATTAAATTAATTCGTATTTGATGACCAAAAAGCTTGAAATTTAGAAAAGAAACATTATAAATAAAGTATACTGACGCCGTAAGGGTTGGTATAATATTAACTTGCTTATTTAAAAGGAGAAAAATATGAATAGCATTAAAACCTATATTGCGTCTGATATGCAAAAACTATTAGACGAAATTTCACCGTTCAGTGTCGGGTTCGACCGAGCATTTCACAATTTAAGACAAATTGCTCCAAGCACTGGATATCCACCATATAACATCATTAAAGAATCAGATGAAAAATTTGTGATTGAGTTGGCTGTGGCTGGCTTTGATAAATCTGATTTGACTATTGAGCATAAACCTGAGGATAATCAACTTGTTGTTTGGTCAAAAACTAGCGACGAAAGTAAAGAGTTTTTCCATAAGGGAATTGCCAATAGAAACTTTACACGAAGTTTTGCATTAGCAGATGATGTCGTAGTTGGTGAGGCTTCTCTAAAGAATGGGATGCTAATAATTCCATTGGAAAGAATTATTCCAGAGGAGAAAAAGCCTAGAACGGTAAAAATAAAATAGAACTAAATGATAACGAATAAAAAGATAGCAGTCATTGGACATACAAGGGGTTTCGGCAAACTTGTATTTGAAAGTTTACAGAACCTTAGTAACGATGTTATTGGGTTTTCTAAAAGTTCAGGATATGATATTTCAGATGCAGAGGACAGACAAACCATTGTAAAAGAGTCTAGTGAGTGTGATGTTATAATTAACAACGCTTACAACTTTGATGGATGGGACGATGCTCAAATGCATATGCTAATGGACTTGTATGGTAGACATTATTCAGACTGGGACACTTTTAAAATGTTTCGCACGGGTAACGATAAAGTATTGCTAATTAATATAGGCAGCACAATCGACCAATATTCCGATGAATTGTTCGCAACTAAAAATATATATTTAGACGACGAACAAAAACATTACCGAAGAACTAAAGAAAATCTTAATAACTTTTGCTTAGACAAACAAATATGTAATATGAAGTTAGGTCCTATTAAATCAGGCTTAACACTTGACCAAGCAGGAGTAAAAGATAATGCTTTTGACCCAGAAGTAATTTTTCATGCCATGTTATTTGTAATGGATAATTATTTTAACAATGATGGATTATTCGTTTATAATTTAGAACTTAGTTAATAAAACGGTTAAAGTCAGACAACACTTTAGCAGTAATTGTTAATAAATATAGGTGAGGTCATAAAGGCCTCACCACCTTAAGGAATATATTATGAGTAAAAAAGTAGAAACCAAACAACCATCTCAATTACAGATTGTTAAACTTTCCTCAGGAGAAGAACTTCTCGGCAAAGTTAGTGATTTAGAAATTGAAGGTAGACAACTTATTCAAGTTGAAAAACCAGCAGTTGTTATTATTCAACCCCACCCAACCGAAGAAGGAAAATTCAACGTTGCATTGGCACCATATGCCCCTTATGCTGAAAAGTCATTAGTTAGCATTATGCCAAATCATGTAGTTGCAATTATGTCACCTGTAGGAAATTTAATTGATGAATACAATAGAGTATATGGTTCATCAGTTATAATGCCACAAGAAAAGAAAATACAACCAATTAAATAGTTTGGTAGTCTATCTACTTGACTTCTACGACTTTTGTCTATATAATTAGGCTATGAGTGATTTTTATTCTTATGCTTGGCAATACGGCAATAAAGTTCTTGTTCGCGGAATACGTGAAGGAGAAAAGTTTATTGAAAAGCATGCCTTTACACCTACCCTTTATGTTCGTTCTAATGAACCTTCAAAATTTAAAGGTTTGTATGGTGAGGAAATAAAGCCTGTAAGATTTAAAAATTGCACAGATGCAAAAGAGTTTTTAGAAAAATATAAGGGCATAGATAACTATCCCATATACGGACAAACAGATATGACTTATCAATATCTGTCCACAATCTATCCCGGAGAAATTGACTTTGACCTAACAAAGTTAGGCATTTGGTCCATTGATATTGAGACTAGAGCCGACTCCGGATTCCCGAGTGTGGAGAATCCAACCGATGAAGTGTTGCTTATTACTGTAATAAATAATCACACTAAAGAAATCTTTACATGGGGCTCCGGAGAATGGAAGCCCGGTAAAGAAACTGTAAACTTAAATGTAAATTATACCGTATGTGATGATGAACATGATTTACTAGAAAAGTTTATGCAATGGTGGGTTGATGAATACCCAGACATTATCACAGGTTGGAACTCCACACTATTTGATATTCCCTATCTTGTTTCTCGTATTGATAAAGTATTTGGCAATGATGCTAAGAATACCCTAAGTCCGTTTGGCATGACTAGAAAAAGAAATGTTAGAATGAATAATAAGGAGCTCTTAGCATATGATATTAAGGGGGTTTCACAATTAGACTATTTAGACTTATATAGAAAGTTTACTTACACAGCACAAGAATCCTACAAATTAGATTATATTGCAGAAGTAGAACTAGGTAAAAACAAATTAGAAAGTGGCTTTGATACATTTAAAGAGTTTTATGAAAATGACTGGAATAGATTTATTGACTACAACATTATAGATACAAAACTTGTAGATGAATTGGAAGATAAGATGAAACTTATTGAACTGATTGCTACAATGACCTATGATGCTAAGGCAAACTTTAATGATATATTCTCAGCTGTAAGAACATGGGATTGTTTATTATATAATCATTTGTTAGATAAAAACATAATGATACCTCAACGTAAAACAACACAAGGTAGACGTATTGAAGGTGCCTATGTTCAAGAACCAATGCCAGGACAATATGATTGGGTAATGTCCTTCGATGCCACAAGTCTATATCCTAGTATTATTATGCAATATAATATGAGTCCAGATACTTTAGTTCCAGGTATGTTAGATAGCACAGTAGAAGGATTATTAGATAAAACAGTAAAAGTTGGCAAGTATGCTATGGCAGCTAATGGTCAACAATTTACAAAAGAAAAACAAGGATTGTTTCCTGAGATAGTAGAAAAGTTTTTTGATGATAGACAACGATATAAGAAATTGATGCAACAGGCACAAAAGGCACACGAACAAGACAAAGATGATAAACATCTGAATAACATTGCTAAGTTTAACAATTTTCAGATGGCTAGAAAAATTCAACTTAATAGTTTATTCGGTGCCTTGGCAAACGAATACTTTCGCTTCTATGACGATAGAATAGCAGAAGGTATTACAATGACAGGTCAGTTCATCATCAGGGAAACTGCCAAGGCACTTGATGAGTATCTAAATAAAATATGCGATACACAAGATGAAATGTATAGTTTTTATTCAGACACAGACTCCTGCTATATTACAATGGACAAACTTGTTCAAAAGTTTTTTAGTAAATTGCCTAAAGATAAAATTATAGATAACTTAGACAAAATAGGTGAGGAGAAAATTGAGAAGGCAATTAATAAAGCAATGCACAAACTTGCGGAATATACAAATGCCTTTGAGGAAAAAATATTCTTTAAACGTGAGGCAATCGCTGATAGAGGTATCTGGGTTGCGAAGAAAAGATATGCACTTAATGTTTATGATAACGAAGGTGTAAGATATACAGAACCTAAACTTAAAGTTATGGGTTTAGAAATTGTAAGAAGTTCTACTCCTGCTCCTGTTAGAAAAAGTCTGAGAGAGGCAGTAAGGCTTTGCTTAGTTGAAGATGAAAAACAATTACAGGCCTTTGTTGCTAAAACTTGGGAAGAGTTTAAAACAATGAGTCCAGAGAAAATAGCATTTCCTCGAGGATGTAACAATTTAGAAAAATATACCTCGGTCGCAGACATATACAATAAAGGAACTCCTATTCATGTTAGAGGAGCTCTGTTATATAATCATATGATTAAACAGAATAAGTTAGGTAATAAATACGAAAAAATACAAGATGGGGATAAGGTTAAATTTTTGTATTTAAAAGAGCCTAATATGATAGGTGAAAATACTATAGCATTTTCCAGTAAACTGCCTAAGGAATTTAACTTACATGATATGGTTGATTATGAATTAATTTTTGATAAAGCATTTACAGAACCCCTTAATACTATTGCTAAAGGACTTGGTTGGAATACAAAGCCTGTAGCTACACTTGAGGATTTATTTGGATGAGAGCATTAATCGTAGGGTATGGTTTTGTAGGAAAGGCTACAGAATATCTGTTAAGTAAAGTAAATGCTGAAATAAGCATATATGACCCGCCCTTAGGCTTTGATACTGAGGTTAGTGAGGTAGACTATGTGTTTTTGTGCGTCCCTACTCCACTAAAAGATAACACATTAGATACTTCTATACTAGAAGAAGTATATGAACAATTTAAGGATAAACAAACAGTAATAAGAAGCACAATAGGTCCTGACCAAGTGGAAAAGTTTCCTGATGCTATTATTATGCCAGAGTTTTTACGTGAGCGTTCTTGGAAGGAGGATGTAGATAATCCTAATTTACCTTTAGTTATAGGGTTTCCAGGAGAAGTTCACGAGGGTTTTGTTTCTACATTTAAGGATATAAAATCCCCAACCGTATTAGGGGCAAAGGGTGCCTCAATGTTTAAGTTAGCAAGGAATGCCTCTTTAGCCATGAGGGTTGCACTTGCTAATGATTTTTATGAAATATGCGAACAGCATGGAATAAAATATAATGAAGTAGCCAATCTTTTAGAAAAAGATATATGGCTGGGTGGAACACATTGGCAAGTTCCAGGACCAGATGGTCAGTTAGGTTTTGGCGGAAATTGTTTTCCAAAAGACTTGACACACATATCTACTTTATGTTATAATAATGACAATCCAATGGCTGTAGCCCTCACACTAAATAAATCTCGGAGAAAAGAATGAGCTTATTAGATAAAATTAAAAAGAACTCTACAATTAAGGAGTCCGGAATACTTTCCGAATCTAAATTTTTTAATACAAAAGATTTGATACAAACACCTGTTCCTGCTTTGAACGTAGCATTGTCAGGCAAATTAGATGGTGGACTAACACCAGGACTTACAGTTTTTGCAGGTCCAAGTAAACATTTTAAAACAGCATTTGCTATGTTACTTGCTAAGTCATATTTAGACAAGTATGATGATGCTGTTATTTTATTTTACGATTCAGAGTTTGGTGCTCCTCAAGGATATTTCGATTCCTTTGGTATTGATACTGATAAAGTTATTCATACACCTATTACAGACATCGAACAATTAAAGCATGATGTTATGTCGCAGTTAAATGGTTTAGAGCGAGGTGACAGAGTTATGATTATTGTTGACTCCGTAGGTAACTTGGCTAGTAAGAAAGAAGTAGATGATGCCTTAGATGGTAAAAGCGTTGCTGATATGACAAGGGCAAAACAAATGAAGTCGTTATTCAGAATGATTACACCACATTTAACAATTAAAGATTTGCCAGCAGTTGTTGTTAATCATACATATCAAGAAATGGGATTGTTTCCTAAAGCTATTGTTTCAGGTGGAACAGGCATTTATTATTCTGCTGATAACATTTTTATTATTGGTAGAAGGCAACAAAAAACAGGTTCAGATGTTTCAGGTTATGATTTTGTAATTAATGTTGAGAAGTCTAGATTTGTTAGAGAGAAAAGTAAAATACCAGTTGAAGTATCTTTTGAAGGTGGTATTAGTAAATGGTCTGGTCTTTTAGATATAGCATTAGAATCGGGTCACGTTGTAAAACCTAGTAATGGCTGGTATCAAGTAGCTGCCGATGGAACAGACAGTAAAAAGTTTAGAACAAAAGAAACATATAGTAAAGAATTCTGGTTACCTGTATTAGCAGATGCCACATTTACAAAATGGGTTGAAGACCACTATCTAATCTCAACAGGCAAAATAATGCAGGAAGAAATTTCAGAGGAAGACATTGCAGAAGCATATGACGATATTGGGTAAATGTGACCGTTGTGATGACAATATCCTTGACAATGATGAGGGTATATGTTTTAATACAATGGAAGGCGAAGTATACCTATGCGAGCCCTGTATAGAAATAATAAGAAAGGAATTTATAGATGAGATTAGAAACACAGATACTGAGCAACCTATTATTTAATGAAGAATATGTTAGAAAGGTTGTTCCTTTTCTAAAACCAGATTATTTTTTAGATGTAGAAGATAGAGAAGTTTATAAAACTATTTCTAACTTTGTTGTAAAATATAATTCCCCTCCTAGTAAGTCTGCCTTACTTATAGCCCTACAAGAAAATAGAAGCATTAGTGAAGATTTATATGGTAAATGTGAAACCTTAATTAACGGACTTATAGAAGATAACGTTAATGAGGAATGGCTTTTAGAGTCTACAGAAAAGTTCTGTAAGGACAAAGCTGTTTACAATGCCATAATGGAATCCATACAAATTATAGATGGTAAAGGTGAAAAGACTCCTGATGCATTACCTAGCATACTTTCAGATGCCCTAAGTATAGGTTTTAATGTTACAGTTGGACATGACTATATAGAAAATGCTGAAGAACGTTTTGACTTTTATCACAGACTAGAAGAAAAAATGCCTTTCGATTTAGAGTTTTTTAATAAAATTACTGAAGGTGGATTATCAAACAAAACATTGAATATTGCACTTGCAGGCACGGGAGTAGGTAAGTCGTTGTTTATGTGTCATATGTCCTCAGGAGCAATTAAACAAGGCAAAAATGTTTTATACATTACATTAGAAATGGCAGAAGAAAGAATTGCAGAAAGAATAGATGCAAATATGATGAACATTGCTATACAGGATTTAAAAGATTTATCTAAGCAGATGTTTGATGAAAGAATTGACAAGATTAAAAAGAAAATAGAAGGTCGTCTTGTAATTAAAGAATATCCTACAGCATCAGCACACGCCGGACATTTTAAAATTCTACTTGATGAATTGAAAATTAAAAGAAACTTTGTTCCTGATATTATTTTTATTGACTATCTAAACATTTGCACAAGTAGTAGATTTAGGCCAGGTAGTTCTGCAAACTCTTATACAATTATTAAAAGTATCGCAGAAGAGCTTAGAGGCTTAGCAGTAGAGTTTGATGTTCCTATTGTTTCTGCTACACAAACAACAAGAAGTGGTTATAATTCTAGTGATGTAGAACTTACAGATACTTCTGAATCGTTTGGTTTGCCTGCAACGGCAGACTTAATGTTTGCTTTGATTAGCACAGAAGAACTAGAACAGATGGGACAAATAATGGTTAAACAATTAAAGAACAGATATTCAGACCCTACAAGAAACAAAAGATTTATGATAGGTGTTGATAGAAGTAAAATGAAATTGTTTGACTTAGACGATTCAGCACAAAAACAAATCCAAGATTCAGGTCAAGGGCAGGGTGAAAACTCTTTCCTTAAAAAACTTGACGATTATTCCAGTATTAAATTAGATTAATTTATAAATATTATACCGATACATTATTTAAGAGAGGTATAATTATGTTAAGCGGACTATTAGGTTCTGCTCTCGGTCTTGGTGGTTCAGTTATTCCAGGAATAATTGACGGATTCAAAGACAAAGCAGACAGAAAATTTGAACTTGAAAAAATAAAATTACAGGCTGAATTAAAGTCTAAAATGTCAGAAACAGAATTCAATATGTTTCAGGCTCAGGCACATGATAAAGAACATGAACGCCTAGTTGAACACGACATTTCAATTAACAAAGGAACTGGTTTTATCGCTGGATTACAGAAATCTGTAAGGCCTGTTATAACCTAT